ATTGCTTAATTTTTAACCCATAAACTATAAAATAGGAGTAAGTTATGAGTGATGTTTGGAAACCAGTATCTTATACGATACGAAAAGGTAGGCCTGAAGGGTTTAAATTTACTATTGATATTGATGGTAAATCTGAAATGGTAGTATTTAAAAATAACCTCTATGCATGTCCTACTGCTGAACATGAAGCTGCAATTGGGGCTTTAATGCATAAACCACAATTTACGCAAAATATCCAAAAAGTAGATTTGGCGTCTGGTGAAGCAATTGCAAGAGCTCATATGCAAGCTCAGAAAGTTTCTGCTGCAAAAGGGGGATTAACTTCTGAACTTGCAAAAGGGTTAGAGAACCAAATTGCAGCTGAGGATTTAACTGCAATTAAAGAAGCTACTGATGCTCTTGAAAAAGAAAATCTTGTTGTGACTGAAACTGTAGTGCCCCCTGCAGCTGGTGGTGTATCTTTAAAACTAGGCGGTAATTAGAAATGGCAGTTGAGACTAGTACATTCTCTGCATTAATAGATGAGGCTCGTTTACGTTCTGGACGTGTAGATAGAACTTCAGATATAGTATCTTATGCAAGAACTACAATGCGTGAATGTACAGTCTTAGCTGAATTTTCTCAAAATACAATTGAAGGCACTTTTACTGTAACTGCTGTACCTCATATACTAACAAGATTTGCAAATTTTCGTAAATGGGAAGCTCTGCAATATCCGTATTTTGATAGGCAAAAAGGCTTCCCTATTTATGCTAAAGAGAAAAAACCAGGATTTGCACAAAATACAGATAATACATATTGGTTTTATCGCGCAGGCAATTCTTTTGTTTTTAATGGACTTGCAATAGGTGATATAGTTAAGTATGCCTTCCAAGGGTATTTACCTAAATTAGCCTACTATTTGCAAGTTGCAGATAGACCTGCAACTTATGATTTAGAAACAGAGCTTTGGAGTTACCATGCAGATTATACAGGTAATGCTACACTTAATCAGCAAGGTGAAGATAAAGTAACTAATTGGATGTTGTTTAATTGGTATGATTTAGTATTAGAAGGCACTCTTGCAAAGTTATATAAAACTGTTGCTGATGAAAGACAGAGAGCTAGTTTTGCACTTTATAAGCAACAACAAAAAGACCTTTTGCAAGGTGAGAGTATGTCTATTTAATGGCAACTGCAAATGATATAGATGTAGATTTTAGCGTTGATAAAGATCAGCAAGAATTGCATCTGGAAAGAAATTTTAGATTAATACGTGGTATACTTACAGCTCATTTTGATGATGATAATATAGTTGCCGGTAATACTAGATTTTTATTATATGATGTAGATAATGCTCAATTTGAACGTGTAACTGTAGGTATTGCAGATTCTGGTGGTGTAGGATTTAAACTTTTAAGGATACCAAATTAATGAGTTTATGTGGTGAATATTTAGAGTATAACAAGGGAGGATTGATAAAGAATATCATACCTAATACTGTTGTGCAACAAGGGCAAATACGCTTTTATGAGGCAGTCTTTCAAAATGCTTCTGCAGGTAGACCTATGGGTACTCTTGAGATTGCATTAATTGATGAAGTTCCCGGTTATAGTGGTTTAATAGCTGCAATTACAACTGAACCCACTGTAACTAATGGGTATGCACGGCAATCATTAACTGCTGTAATTGCAAATTGGACTGTAGATACTATTAATGGTGAGGGCAGAGTTACATCTGCAATTGTTACATTTACGGCTGCCGGGGGTAATTTTTCTCGTACATATTCAAGATACATGTTAAGTGAAGTTGGAGCTGAGATTATATCCTACTCTTCCCCAATTACTGCTCCACGTTTAGTCTTAGACACAGAGTCAGTTAATGTTGCATATAGGATGTTTAATGCCTAATGCCTAGAGTTGCTCCACAAAAAATTGATGGATTGACATTTGCAATCGATAGAAAGACTGTTGATAAAGTGGTTACAGTTGAAGGTAAAAACTTCATTGTAGATTTAGATGGGCCAAGAAGTGTATTTGCACATTCACGTTCTGGCAGACAAACTAGTTTTTTCTCTTTTCCAGAAAGCTTTACCATTGGTTTAGAGACTTTTCAATTTATGCGAGATTTAAATACCAATACATTTGGTATATTTCAATTTAATTGGATTAAGCGTCAATGGGAATTGATTTTAGATTTTGCAATGACACCAGCTTACAATACGTATAAAACAACTCATGCGTTAGTTGGAGGGAAACAGTATTTTGCAAATAGAGCCTGGGGAGTTTATGAAAGAAATCCTGTTACTAATGTATGGACTAATGTTACATCCAATTTTCCAACAAATGTGTTTTTTATAACTGAATCTGCAGGGCGTTGTATTGCACTTGCAGAGGGAATTTCAGCTTGGAGTGCATTAGATAATGCAAATGATTTTGTACCAAGTACATCTACAGGTGCAGGATTTCAAAGTTTAAGTTTAATTGGGTTTCCTGAAAATGATTTTGATTATCGTGGATTAGAGAAAGTTGCAGATGGGTTTTTAACATTTATGCGACAAGGCATTATGAAGTCAACTTCGATTGATAGTATTATACAGTTTAGGCATAGAGTTATTGATACAGATAGAATAGTTTTTAACCCTTGGTGTATTGTAAGATTAGAAACTAATACGTTAGTTTTTTTAACTGCGCAGGGATTTTATCTAACTAATGGTCAAGAGTTTCAACCATGGCAACCACTTATTAGTGAAGAATTAAAGCTAAATATATTACCTAGATTAAAACAGGATGTTAATGGGCAAATACAGTTATATTATAGTAAAGAACGTAATTGGTTTTTTATGTCTATAACTGAAAATACATCTAGTAATATATTCGAGTCTGCATTTGTATCTTATCTACCTCGTGGAGAATGGGGCAAATTTAATGCTTTACATGCGGGATTTATAAATATAGATATATTAGGTGATGGTAGTGGATTCCAGCAAGAACAGTTAGCCTATATAACAGTTGATGGTGAAGTTGCACTTTTTCAAGAAAATATTAATCATGTTGAGATTGCAGCTGCCGCAGATAGTTCTGCAAGTGGCATACAAAACTCAGTTTATTATTCAGATGAACTTTATGATGTACCCCTAGTTAAATTGAGTGCAAATGAAATTGCAAATTGTAATCAACGTATGACAGCTGATTGGTTTGTTCATGATAATCTTGCAGCAGAGCATAGACCTGTACCTGCAGTCCCTGGCTTTTATGAGGTAAACGGACTACAGCAATTAATAACAGATGCTGATACTGTAATACCTGCATATAAATTTTATGATGATATAAATGAGATTGCAATATCACAACAAACTAACATAAGAGATGAGGCTTTAGTATATGGGCACTTAAAGCAGGATTTAGTTTTTAAATCTCTTGATGCAAGATTAGTTATAGGGTTATTTAGATTAACAGATGAACAACAAAGTGACCAACTAAGTTTTATTAGTAATGTAGCTATATCAATGACAGATGCAGATACAGCAGGTTCTACATTTGAAGATTATTTAAATGGCTTTACCCCAGATTTAATTACTGATTGGTTAAATGATTTTACTACAGATATAATTGAAGACTGGGGTTTAAATGCAAGTAGTTCATCTAACTATGAGGCATCTATATTTGGAAGTTTAGATGGATATAAAGAGTTTTCTGCCAATAAGCTTGCTTTAGATTTAGCAAAAACTGAAGGCAGAACTAGATTTTATTCTACTAGTGTGCAAGGTATATACATATTGGTAGAGATTAATGCAAATGCAATTGATGATTATGTACATTTGCATCATATAGAATTAACTGGTATTTTGTCTGGGAGATTATAGATTATGGCAAAGCGGGTACAAAGGGTAGGGCATGAAACTGCAGCTGCTAATGCATTTACAGGTTTAGAGCGGGAGATTACAGTTGATTTAGGTAAAAAGTCTGTACGTGTTCATGATGGTTTGACACCCGGAGGTGTTATTGTAGCTAGAGAGGATTTGTCTACAAGTCCTGCAGCTATAGGTGGCACTAATGATGGCAAAATGACAGCTGCACAAGCTACTGAACTTGCAAATGCAACTGCAAAAGATGCAGTGCAAGATGCTAATATAGCTACAAATGTTACTGGCATAGCAACTAATGTTACTAATATAGCAACTAATACAGGCAATATAGCTACAAATACAACTAATATAGCTACAAATACGTCTGGAATATCTACTAATACGGGTAACATTGCAACTAATACTAGTGGTATAGCTACAAATGTTGTTAACATTGCAACTAATACAGCTAATATATTAACTAATACTAGTGGTATTTCTACTAATACTGGTAATATAGTAACTAATACTAATTCTATAGCCACTTTAACTAATGGCATAATAACTGCTATACCTTTAACAGCAGGAACTGCACTTGCATACACTGCTGTTTTAGGGATAAATAGTTATGTAACTGGAACTGTTTATAAAGTTAGGATACATGCTACTAATACAGGGCCTGCATTTATATCTTTAGATGGACTTCCATCAACACAGATTAGATTTGCAAGACTTTCAGGTGAACACACTTTAATTGCAGGTGAATTACCAGTGAACTCTATAGCAGAGCTTTTGTACTTAGGAGGGTTTTTTTATTTACAAAATGTTGCAGAGGTTACAGGCACTTATACAGCAGTTCTAACTACTGGAGCTGGGAGTATAACTTTAGGTAATGATCAATTAGACTATAGAGTAAAGGAATCTCTATGTACTATATTAGGTAGAATAACGGTATCTGCTATATCTGCTCCTAGCGGGGTTTTAAATATTAATACCCCTATACTTAAACTTGGTGCAGCTAATGATAGTACATCACAAATTATGCATCAATCTTTAGGTACAGCTACAGCTTTAGGTCTTGTGATGAGAGATGTAGGTATTAGTACAATAGAGATAGCAGAACTTACAACTACATCTATTAATCTGTCGATAGCTAATTTTTTAATCGTGAATTCAGCACTTACCTTTTCTCATACTTATAGGATTAGATAGTAAAACTATTATGCCATCACACACAAAAAACAAAGCTGCAGAGGCTCAAGCAAGGTTTGACCAATTAAGAGGTCAATCATTTGCAAAACAGCAGGATGCAACTCTACGTAAAAGGATGAACCTTTTTGAAGAAAATAAGAAGTTTAATTCTCAAATATCTTCTAATAGTAGCTCTACAGAATCACCTTTTAGTCCTGCAAATATACCACAAAACACAGCTGCAAATGCTCAGTTTGCTAATCAATCAGTGCAGGATAATGAAAAAACTAATAATAGTAAAAAGCAACTAGCTGCAACTAATCGTTCCAAAGCTGATGCAGTTAGAAAGGCAAATACACCTGCAATTAAACAAGCAGATATACGGCAACAACCTTTATTTAATCTAGGATTTTAATCATGTTTAAATTTAAGTTTATAAAGCAATTTGGTGGCTCAGTTGGTGGAGGCACTAGTTCTGGTACTAATGAAAGTCGAGGTACAAGAAAGGGTCAAGCTACAGATAAAACTAATACTAAACAAACTGGCACTCAAACAGGGCGTAATGAAAGTACTGGGCAAACTTCACAGCAACGAGATTCAACTACTAGTGCTACAGGCTCAAAAACTGGTACTTCTGCAACACAACAGGATTCAAGAACTCGTGGTAGTACTGCTACACAAGGTAATGTTAATACAACAGGTGCGACTACAACGGCTCAAAATAATCGACAACAAGCTAATGTGTCTGGTGCTACAAGAGGGGCTACAAGTGGTAGTACTGCTAGCACTGCTCAGAGTCAATTGCAGCAAACATTATCATCTCTTGATGCAGGTACACAAGAGCAGTTAGGTAATTTAATAGGAGCTATAGGTTCACCGGGAGATGCAGGGACTTTACAATCTCTATTAACAAATAGAGCATTATCTGCTGATGCGAGTTTATCTGCAGATACAGATGCAATTGTGGCTGCATCAAGACGTTCTGGTGGTAAGGAGATTGCTAAAAGTTCTACAGCTTTAGCTAAATCAGCTGGCAGTACTCAAAATTCGTTAGTTGCACAGATAGGTTTAGAGGCACAAGTTGATTTGGAAACTGAATTAGCAGCACTAAAAGGGTCTTTAAATACACAAAATAGACAGACTGCTACTTCTGAACTGCAAGGGGCTTTAGATAGTTCTATAGGTGGCGTATCTAATATAGCAAATATACTTAAAGGTGCAACACAAACTACAGAGCAAACTTCTGCACAAAGTAATGCACAAAATAACTCTCAAATAAATAACCAAAATAACAGTCAAGCTACAACTACTGTAGGAGCTACTACTGGCAGTGCAACATCAAGACAAAATCAAGTTAATCAATCTACACAGTTAGTAGATCAATCAACTCAAAGTCAAACTGCAACTCAAACGCAAGAACAAACGCAACAATTAACTTCTGCACTTGAGAGTATATTAGGAACTTCAAGCTCAGTTGATATAAGTAAGCTAGTTAATGATTTAGTTTCATCTACAGATAGGCAAAGGACAATTGAAGAAGCTTTTCAATCTAGTGGTAATACACAAGGTCAAAAAATTGGTGGTGGTATTTCAGCGGGGTTTAGTTAAATGGCAAGACATACAGACAAAGGTACAGAAAGATCACTGGATATATTTACAGCTGCACAGCCAAAATTAAGCTCAAACGTTGTGCAAACTGCTGAAAGTAATCAGCTAGACGCAAATATGTTTGTTGAATTTACACAAAAAAGGGATGGCTTGCAGAAGTCAATAGAAGCCTCAGAAACCTCTTATGGTAGAATGTCGTCTGACTTATTAGATCAAAATGATAATCTACAAGGAGAAATTAATAAAGCTTTTAATAATCCATTTTATGATTTAATGGCTGCATTTAGTGACGACCGTAGTACTGATGAGTTGCTTCAAGAGCAGCGTAGATTAGCTATGCAGTTATCAAGAGTAAATACACAAAATATAAAAGCTACTGCAACTATACAAAGTGATATTGATCGTGAAAGTCAAAAGTTTCAAGACCAAATAGGTTTATCTAAGCTACTGGAAGAAGGTGCAGATAAGCAAGTTACTGCTTTAGAAAATGTAACTAAGTTAGAAGAGGCTGCAACTGCATTTGAAATTAGTAAGCTAGAAAGAAAATCTGTTAATATGTTGCAGTTAGAATTGCAAGACTCTAATTCAATATTTAGCCCAGGTTTAACTCGTAGTGTACTTAATGCAAAAATTAATGATAATCTACTAACACAGACTGCACAATTAAAACTAAAATTTGGTAGTGTTACAAAAGCTCAAGTGCTTGGCAGTATATCAAAAGACCAAATGGTTGAAATAGTAAAGAATATGAAAAATTTAGGTGTAACATCCCAGCCGTTTAATGGAGTAATTATACCTATAGGAGATTTTACAAAAGCTATTGCAGTAAAACAAAAAGATTTTGAGCGCGATATTAATATATTTAATACACTTAGTAGTGATGCTTTAGCCTCAATAGATTTGCAGCCTGATGCTCAAGCATTTGCAGATACAATTGATTCAAAGAGTTTAAGTTTAGAGTCTCAAGTCCAAATGCAAGCTGCTGCTGTAACTATAGAGTTCAATCAAAAAATACAAAGACGTAATGCAGATATCCTCGCAAATGGAGGCGAATTATCAGATAGGGATAAATTAATGATGATTCGTTCAGGTAAACAAGCCGCTGAGTTATTAAGTGTAACTAAAGATAGAGCGGCTACTGAAAAAGCAAATGCAATTAGTAGCAATCCAGATACACAAAAGGCGCTCAAAAACTATTATATGGCAAATGGCAGGTTTAATAGTGCTAGAGAAGCTCAAACTGTAGGAATAGAGCTTTTAGCGACAAGTACTCCTGAAGCTGTAGGCTCTCAGGCAGGAGGAGTATTTCAACAAACTGTAACTGAGTTTGCTACACTCATGCAAGATAGGATTGATAGCAATTTTGATAATAATTTTAATCCTGATAAGCCATCAACAAGTAAAACAGGTACTAAATTAAACGTAAATATAGAAGATTTTTTTAAAGGTCAGCCAGCGAATAAAAAATTAAGCTCTGTAGAGTGGCTAAGGGCGCTACGTGAACCCGCCGTAGATAAAGAAGGTAAACCTATATTGCCGGGTACAGGTCTGGAAACAAACAAATGGAAATCTGGATTTGTTAATTCAGCTTTTGCATTACAGATAGACCAAGGGATATCAGAGTTTATAACATCAGATGCAATTAAGTTACAGCCAAAAATAATAGACTTACTTACAACAAGTGGTGGCAGATTAAAAGATAAATATTTAAATTCAAGTGATACACTTAAGTCTATTATATCAGACCTTGCAACTCTTAATGCTACTGATATAGTAGATGAGAAAGTTAATGGAGAAACAGACTATGCTGCAATGTTTATACAAACTATGAAATCCGCCTCTATAATGAATATTGGTGTTAATGCATTTACTAGAAGTAAAGACCCATTTTTAAATTCAATGTTTAGAAATTTATATGGCGATAGGGATTTAAGTACAATTGCTGGGGGGTATTTAAAGAAGTATGAAAACAAATTAAGCTCTATATCAACTAAAGAGTTAGTTAACAATAAGGTACTTAAATTGATTGATACTTCAGAGCAAAATTCAGGTTTATCTTCTCTAGTTCCAGAAAAAGTAGGACAGTTCTTTAATAATGAAGTTGATATACTTGGACGTACATTAAATATAGAATAAATTAAAGGAAATTTATTATGGCTTTTGGTGACATTCCTGCAGAGTTTAATGGTATAGACCCTGCAACACAAGATGATAGAGACATTGCTGAGTTTCAAAATTATAAGAGTTCAAGTGCAGAGCTTTTAGGTTATGGTATTCCATTAACTCTTGCAGGTGTATTTGATGAAGTAGGGCAAAGTGTTGGGTTTCTTGATGAGGGGGATATACCAAAAGCTATTAATGCTATATCAACTGATGCAGGTAGAGTATATGGACAAAATACAGAAGGTTTTAAAACTGTTGGTGCTTTGGCAACCACACTTGTTCCTATACTTGCAGTGCCTAAAATTTTACGTGCAGGTAAATTGATTGATAACGTACTTAAAACTACTAAAATTGGTACTGCTGTTAGTAAAGCATTAATAACCTCTGGCAAACAGAATCAAGATAGAATTAGGTCTTTAGGTAAAGAGCTATCAGTTATGAAAGAAGCAGGCTCTCGTGATATAGCACAAATACCCGGTCTCATTGCAGCAATTAAAAAAGAAAAACTTGGTGCTTTATCTGATAGTCTACGTGAAAATGTCGCTATTGACGCTGCAATATATGGCCTACTTAATGAAAATAACGTTTTGTTCCCTTCTGATTCTCCTTATACAAATCTAGCTTTATATACAGTACCTACAGCTTTAATGGGAGCGGGTGCTTACGCATTTACTGGCAGAGCTATTATGCGTCATATATCATCTGTAGATGGTTTCGCTGGAGAATTACAAAAAGCTCGTAGTGTTAAGGGGTTAAAGACAACAGAAGTTTTATCTATCAAAACTAATAGAGGTGTTGATATAGCAGATGCAAGTGAACAATTAAAGCAGGCAAGATTAGACAAAAATGAATCTACTATACAAGCTGGTAAAGATAATGCACTTGCAAATGAAAAGGTGCAAGAACAAAGAATACAAGCTGGTGTACAAAAATTAGGTGAAGACTCTATATATCCAGCTGGTATTGGAGGTAAATTTAATTTTAAACCTGAAAGTGGTGAAAATTTAACTGCAACATCCGCGTATAAAAATGAGCCTTCACTTGCAGTAGGTGCTATGGAGTTAATACCTTTAACTAAAAATACTGAAGTGGATTTAATTAAAAGGCAAACAAATACAGTTGTAGGTATAGAAAAAGATATAGGTGTCATGCAACGTAAGATAGATAGGATGGGATTTGGCAGTCCAGAAAAGATTAAACTGCAAGATGAAATAGATCAATTGCAGACATCAAAGCAGCTAAATAAGGATATGACATCCGAAGTTATTGAGACTGACGGTAGTATTGTCCCTGTAGATCAAAAACGATTTACCATATTAGACGATACAAACTCATTAGGTTTTAGAGATATAAAAGAGGGCATAGAACTGTCAAGTAAGGATGCAAGTTCCATAGGGCAAGAGATTGGAATTACTAGAACAGGAGCTTTAATTTTAAGTGATACAGGCAAACAGAGCTTAAAAAATAAAACAGATGAGATTATACATGGTATAAATGCAACTGAGATTATACCTAAACAATCTTTAAGTGAAGAAAGCCTTTTACGTTCAAGTTCTGGTTTAGAAGATATTGTAGTAGACTATTCTACCACTACCAAAGTAGGAACAGATTTATTTAACTCACTTGATGATGATGTATTAACTAAGTTATCCACTAAGAGTGGATTTACTGATATGACTGATGATCAGATAAAACGAATGTCAGCTTCATTTAATAAAACTGGTTTAGCTAGTAGATTAAGAAATGATGTTGCAGATGCAAATGGAATGATTCCTTTGTATACACAGGTAAAAGACCCACTAAAATCTTTTAATAAACTAACTAAGTTTAGCATAAAACCTTTTGCAGTTGAAGGCACTGAAGTTATTCGTAAGATGGTATTTGTTGATGATATTGCAGGTATACATAATGGCAGCCTTTTAGTTAAGCCTTTAGATAATACAGAAATAATTAATGGTAAAATAAGCCAACTACGTTTAGATGAAAAAAATAAACTATTTGAATCACAAACTATAGATCAACGGGCAACTTCTTATGCAACTGCACAAAAATTTATAGACTCTTTTAATCCTGAAGGTGCAGAAAAACTTATTGCAAATGAGGCTAGGACACATTTAGAATTAGATATGCAAGTTGCTATACTTAAAAAGTTTCCTGAAAATGACACAGTTAACTATACGCCAAATATGAGTTTAAAAGGTAAAGACCTTATAGATGTTTTAGAATACCAAAGTATAGTTAAAAAATCTAAAGAGTTAGGTAAATTAAATCAAATCCAAACAGCTGGTAGACGAGGGATTTTAAACGTGTCTGAAAAGCAAAAACAAAATGCTTATACTAAAGCACTAACAATGAATTTACCCAATCCAACAGGTTTTGGAAATCATCCTATAGTTGACTTACTAGATGCACTAACACCTTCCATAGGTAATTTAGTTCCATCATTACGTAATATAGGAAAAGATTTGCAAGAAGTTAAACAGCAAATGGTTAATATGGTTAAAGAGGGAGGTGAAATTGCTGATGGTATATCATTAACTGGTAATAGTTTAAGGTTTGATAAAAATCCTAAAATGAAACCTGTTGTACAGTTATCACAAAATAGGGCTAAGAATAGACTTGCTCCTGATGCTATAAATGACTTAATAAGGTCTGAACAAATTAATAGGTATTCCATGTTAGATAGAGCTGAGGAAATGGGAGCGCCTATGGTTAAAATTATATGGGATTCTGTATTAGAAAATCCTGCTTTATTTGCAACAGCTAAAAAAGTTGATTTTATAAATGAAGGTACACAGGCAGGTAAGGGTGTAATTACTTCAGCAGCATTTGCTAATAGGAATTCTGAAGTTATACGTGCAATGGATACTATACAAGATATAGTATCAAGAAAAGCTACACAGTATATTGCAAATGTATTTAATCCACATAATTTAAACTTTAGTCGACTTGGGTCAATCGGCAACCAAGGAAGTTTAACAAGCTATAATCAGGCTGTAAATGAATTACAAAATGGTTGGGATGTATTAGAAGCACCTATGCGGCTTGTAGAAGGTAAAAAATTTGGTCTATCATTAGATGGAAATAGTAAACGTAATACAGATATGTATAAACAGTTTTTTGGTAGAAATTTAAAAGATGATATTGAAAATAGTGCAGAAGGTTTAATTGCTATGCCAGTTAGAGCTAGTACAAAAGAGGGTGATGGATTAGTTCCTAAACCAGCTGTATTAGATCAACTTGCATTTGATGCATTAAACTCAACAACCCAGTTATCACATCAATATTTAGATAACTTAAATCATATAAGAAGAGTTAAAAACTTAACTCCTATTAATAAAAGAAATTGGCATGTACCATTTTATGACTTACGTGGAGAGAATATATTACATATAACAGATATGGAAGGTAAAACACTTAATATGGTATCTGGTTCTACAGCAGGAGAAGCTTTGCGTAAAGCAAATAACCATGTAAAAGCTTTTGGAGATAATAATATACGGAGTACTATACAAACACCTGATTTTACTGAAAGGCATGTTATAAATGCAGGAGGTATATTTGAAGCTCCAACCAATAATTTTGGTGCATCTGGTAGACAGACAGGTGGTAGAGGAGGTTTAACAGCAAGCCCAGACCAAACTATAGGTATTGATGTAGTACAAAATAGAATTAAACAATTGCAAAGTAATTTTAATTCTATAACTAGATATACTAATACTGCAATTTTTGAGGGTGAATTAAACTACGCAGCAAGAACTGCTAAAGCTTTACCTGCAAGCTCAGCTAATAATAAAATTGCAGGTACAACTCAATTAGATGAGTACGCTAGAGTTACAATGCAAACTGCAGGTTTAACTGAAAAAACAGGTTTAGGTAAATTAGCTTATGGTGTTGAATCTGCAGCTGACATGGCATTAGCTAAATTATGGGATGGTTATCACGATTTTATTCCATCAACTACAAGTGCAAGCAAGCGAGAGTTTGATAAGTTTAATGATGCAGTTGGTGGTAGTGAATATAATCCATTTAAAACTTTTGGTGAGTTTTTAGAGAGAACCACAAAAATTAAAACTCCACCAAAGCTTAGGAATATACAAAGCAAGATGGCTAATTTTACAACTGCAATGGTATTAAGAATATTTGATGCAGGTATGCCACTATTAAATTTTGCTTCAGTTGCAGCAGTTACTCCAGCAGTTGTAAGGGCTCTTCAAAGAGTTGATGGTGAAAGTATGGCTCAACATCAACGGCGTATTGGCATTATGGGGACTGCTATGTCTAATGGCACTGCAATACCTAGTACAGGACGTATGGTTTCAACTGGCCTGCATGGCATGTTTGATAAAGAAACTCGTGAAGCTATTAAAATAATGAAAGAGCAAGGAATGTTTAAACAGGAAGTTGCAGAAAAGATTGAACTAATAACGTCACCTATACAAGGGTATATGGGACGTATGACAGATAAGACTGTAGAGTGGCTATCTAAACCTACAGATTGGTCTGAAACTATGAGTAGGCAAATATCATTTTCTATGTTTTATTCTATAGGAAGAAAAAGTATGCAGCTAGATAAAGGTGCTGCAATATCATTTGCTCAAAAACTTGCAAATGATGTAGTTGGTGACTATAGATCAAGTAACCGGCCACAAATATTTCAGGGAAGCATGATGCCATTTGGAGCTTTTACTACTTGGTCATGGAATTTTATGCAAAGAGTCTATGGTGATTTAGAAGGTGGAAGGCTTGGAGCTGTAGCTGTACAAGCAGGCACACACGCATTTTTATTTGGTACAGAAGCACTACCCGGATATGAATCTGCAACCGAATTATTAAGTAGAAGCTATGATGGTAAAACTAATCTTGCAGATAGTTTAGATAATGCATTTGGCCCAGAGGCTATGGATATAATTGGGGCAGGTGCTATAGGGCAAATACCTAAACTTTTTGGTGGGGAAGCTATTAATGTAGGTGGTAGAGGTTCTGTAGGACTACCTGCAATATTAACAGCTAACAGCCTTGCAGATATGGTTCCTAGTATTAAGGTTGCAAAGGATTTAACTCAAGGAGCTGTAGATACATTTAATTCAGTTAAACAAAATTCTGGGGTTAATTTTAGAGAGCTAGCTGAAGTTTGGAGTAACCAAGCAGTTAATGGTGCTATTAAATCTGGGTTAAATGGCATGTTGGGGTATAAAGTTGATAAAGCGGGACAGTTAATTAATGCTGATACTAGAAGAATGAGTGATGTGCTTGCAATGACATTTGAACTTAAAACTGTTAGTGAGAATAATAAAAGAAAAGAGGTTAGGCGTGATAGGTTAATGCAAGAACAGAAGGCTGAAAGAGCAAGAGCTTTAAACAAGCAGTTACGGTCATTTGCTAGGAGTCCGGATGGTATGGATGATGACACATTTGAATCTATTTTACAGGAAGGTGTTAAACAAGGTATGACATTTGAGAGTTTACGCAACTCAATGAAGTCAGCTGCAATTATAGGTCAAGTTGAAATTACTGATAGAAACTTAGTTCAAGCTTTAAAAAAGAACTTAGATGCAGGTAGAACTGCTAGGTTATTACGATTTCAAGAAAATGATGCAATTGAATAGGGTTCTGGATGCAGGGAAGCTTACTCGAAAGGGTACTTGTAATGGTGTGAGTTACTGATATAGCCCACACCATTTTTTTATTTAAGTTTAACACCAAATAACTTACCTAAACCCTCTTTGCAATGAAGATTTTTTACCCCTTTGTACTTAGACCTAACTTTAAATATTTCCTGCATAAACCTCTGATGTTTAGTTAAGCGTTTAATCCTCATCCCTCAAACCATGCTGCAATCTCTCTTTCTGCAACTCCAATCATATCTCCATATCTCCTTGCCTGCCCACTTCCATTATAACCTCTTGCAAATGCTTCAAAGTTTCTACTACGTAGACCGTGCAACATAGGATAGTCCATAAATTTAAACATACCTTCAATTTGATTTACAACGCCCATATTAAAATTGTAATACATTTCCATAGGAGTTGTGAATTCTAACCTTAAGTAGTTAAATCCCATTATTTGAGGCAATCCCATAGATATGCTTTTAAATGCTGCAAGTTCATCGACTTCTATACAGAAATTAAATACATCATTTTCTTTACTTTGATTGCCATGATAAGACATAAATGTATCTACATTAAGTGCGCGAAATTGCTGCTCTTTCCAAGGCTTCTCTGCATTGTAACGAAACATACTATCTGCAATATGCTTTACACTATCACCGCAATACTTGATAAATTTATGCGCCTCAAAACGTATAATTAACCTCCCTGTTTTATTATCAAACCCATCATCGTCATTAGTTTCTACTTGAAGTACTGCAAGAATGGTTGGTATAGGCACTTTATAAGCAAGACTTAAATCCATAAATTCAGCTTCGTATTTTTTGTATAACTCTTTAACTTGTAGGCTCATGATTTAGACCTCTCATCTGTAAATGCAGCTTTAGCAGTTGTAATAAAGTATGCTAAATGACTTTTTGTTTTAGCGTGATAGGTAAGCCTCCAGTATAATATATGTGCTGCAATTTCAACGTGACTATCGTCGAACACATCCATCTCTACACCCTCAAGTACATATAGGTTGCCTATATTTGCTAAAGTAAACCCTAAATCTTTTGCTTCCTGTATTAGTGCAATACTCATCAAATTATCCTCACCTTATTATCTTGTAAAATTAAATCTTCCCAATCATCGGAAAGGTCATCGATATAACTATATGCAGTACCAGCAGTTATAGTTAATTTTGCAATCTTCTTTTTATTAACCAACTCTGTTAATGTATTTTGAAAGTCAATTAACTTCATATCCTTCCCCATGACATTCCAAAGTACTTGTGTAGTAACAGCTTCACCAACGTGCATTAAGAACTCTAATAACTTTTGTTTTGCAGCACTGATTGGTGATAGTCCAAATTCTCCAAGCGCATCTGGCATACCTGCCTCTGTCATTTCTAATAGTACATTTGCCATCTCAATATCTATAACTTCAATCATCTGCTTCTTACCTAACACAGCTAATAACATTGCAGTTTTTAATAAATGTGTATGTCTTCTTTCTAAATAGTAGATAAACCTAGTGTCTTCAATAGTAGCTTTATCCTTCATATAAATATCTCTTTGCATATCATTTGCTGACTTTGAAAATAGTATATCACCTCTTAACTCATGATATAGCCAAGAGAATATACTGCCAATTGCAGGCTCTATATCCTTATCTACCCTTGCCTCATCTATTGGAACTCTCTTGCCTCGCTTGGGAGAAAAACAAAGTATCCATCGACTCATAAAACCCTGCCCTATACTTTCGGCTGGCAAGATACGTGCAATTTCGCTTTGAGTAGTGCAGCCAATGATAGTCATTAACGCCTCACTTAAAGTTTTTCTTTCATTCTTTAATCTGTAATCGTAACTCTCACCATCCCATACCTTATTTAAAAGTGCTGCCATTAATGAATCTCCATTGCCCATGAACGTACTAAACTCACTTGCAGCAGCAAACAAACAATGTGCATCCGTGCTGTTTAAATTAAGCTTTATATTGCCAAGTGTATCAATGTCAGTTGCATCGAGAGCACTTTTAGCGGCATCCAATTCGGGTATACTTCCATCCTCTAGTATATCATCTCCTGCAAGTGCCATTAATAAGCCTTGACGTTGACTGCCTGTATCATCAGGTGCATATCTAACTTGAGTATACTTCTTTACTAACTCACTGGAGTACTTCATAGCCTGTGATTTTCTAGTTCCTGGTGGCCCAACCAAAAGCGTAAATATATTTGGATATATATTACCTATGCCAGTTGGTAAATATGCGTGTCTGCCAATACAAGCACTTGCACTAGCTAAGGAACTCCATATATGCATAATGGTAGGGCTTTCTGTATGGTAGACATACTGTAAATATGTATCAATAAACTCATGCTGTTTTAGTTTTTTTAAGCTCATTTATTCTACGTTCCAAGTCTTTAATTGCTTTTTTATAAAGTGAGAATAGGTTAAGTGTATCTACGCCTTGTAGTCTTGCATTTAGTTTTTTAATACAGATTTGCATTTCTTTTTCTGTGCTAGTTTCATACCTCATAATCATCCCCCACTAGTATACGTTAATAATTTAAACCCTACTTCAAACTGCAATTTGCTAATTTGATGAATGTCTGCAATTGACTGTTTATCAGGTGAAGGCTTTTCGTACATTGATATTAAACCTTTGCTGCTAGCAAGCTCACCGAGGTAAAAGAATATCTCCCCGGTGGCTTTAAGTTGGCAGAGTCTAAGTTGCAACTCTATTACTCCACCAACTGTCCTCATAGTTTTGTATATCTTCTATAGTTAACTTTGTATTAAAGTCTTGCATTCGTTTTCCCCAACCCATGCCAATTTGCGCATCACATGGAACTACAAACTTGTGCCCGTTTAATTCACATTTGTTCTCCATAGACTTTCTTATTTGTTCCACCATGAGTAATCCCTTTTGAGTTGCTGGTACCTGTCCAACAAGTGAATCGTGGACTTGGAACAACATTCTGTGCCCTTCTTGTTCCATTCTCTTGCCAAAATCATTCCAATAGAGATTGTGCAATGACTTGTTTATGTTTTCTGCTGTGCCACCTTGACCAAAGAAGGATGCAAAAATTCTTTGTATACTCTCATCTTTTAAACTCCCAAAAAACATTCTAGTTCTGCCACCATAACAAGTGGCAATGTTACCATTTTGAATTGCAATCTCTGCCTTAGCACTTAATGCAGGTAATAGCTTTGGATACATCTTAAAGTAACTTGCTAAAAATGCATCACATAATTTGATTAATTTATTGTCATTCCAATTCTCTGCATCTTTGTAACCTCTCGCAATTGCAGCTGCTACTACTCGTTCACGTTCCATTGTTATGAACAAAGTCCCTCCGCCCATCATGTAGTTAGCCCCATGCGATACTTTCTTGGAAATACTTCGTAATCCAGTTAATTTATGGCTAACCCAAGGTTCATGGTTTTTGTGTGCAGCTGCAATTTCAACGTAATCGCGCCCAAAGAAAAACGCTGTATGCAAGCAATGAGTATCCTTATCTGAGAGGACGTTTTCCATAAATTGCTTGTCTTCTAAATCAAACGCTACAAAGTAACTGTCACTTTGCGCGTAATCTATATCATATAACATATACCCTTCATCGGGTTCAATCATAATTCTCATATCTTCTGGCATGTTTTGAATATTAACTCCAGTCCAGAAGTCATGACCCTTACTTGCATAGCGTCCTGTATCAGTAACACCAGCACCTAATTTATAAAGTATCCTGCCAAACATACCTATATTCTCACCATACTTACTTATGTTATTTTCTGGTTTCTTGCAAGCCCATAACTGTTCCATAGTCCATGAGGTCATTGCATTTTGGCTGTATAGCATTTTTAAAACTGGCTCTGCTGAAGTCCTACCTTTTCTGCCATAAGGTTTAAGTTTAAATACATCGTATAATATTTCAGGCACATCCTTACTACTGTTGGGGTTAAAATCATCTCCAAATGCAATTCTAAGGTTTTCGCGCGCCACATTGGAACCAGTTTTCAATTCCTTAACTACACTTTTTAATAAGCCCTTATTATAGTTAACCCCTCTCATTGTCATTGCAAACGCAGGTCCAAATTGCTGCTGGAATTCCTTTGTATAATTTACTAATGCCCATTGTAATTTAGGTACGCTATAATGAGCGAGTACAAACCTCCACACACCAAAAGTGGAATGACAATCAAGAGCATTATATCTCCAATAATTCTCCATTCCATTTGCTGTCTTAGGTATTCGTGTATTGTTAGTATCTTCTTTCGCATCCTCTTTCCCCTCATCTTTCCAGTAAGTGTATGTATCTAATGCAATACTTGCAATAAAATCTAATCTCTTTGGCAATTCACACCATATAGACCTAAACCCATGCATTGTATCACATATAAAATTGTGCATTGGCATTCCCATAGAGAGTAGCCAAGCCGCGTCATAGGAACCATTTTGTAATATCTTGTATGCTTTGTTTGCATTTACTTCTTTAATAGCTTGCCAAGCCGAGATTTCATCCATTTCAGAAGCCCAAAAACATCCCGTTTCCTTACTGCCGTCAATAATGGGAACAACAAAAGTGCGCAACTTGCCAGTGGCATGTAAACACGTATAACCAACACAGCTAATATGCCCGATACTAGTCTCGATATCAATTGCAATTGCAATAGAATTACTTGCAAAGGAAGTAAAACTAGCAAGCTCGCCCACGCTTTTACATACTGTATAATTAAAACTTGGCTCATTTCTTAGCTCCCCTGTTATCCATCTCTTAAGTTTTTTAAAGTCATTTAACAATACCCACATTGCAGTCTTTACAAAACGAGTATTATTAACATTATCTACTACTAAGCATGGTATGTTTCTACCATCTAATTCATACACATAAATGCTGCCCCTACATAACGCTGTAGAAAGATATTTGCCATTAGTTATATAACTAAGTGCAGCTTTATCATTTATGACTATAAACTCTGGTTGCATTACACGTAATTTCTTTATAAATATCTCTTCTTTTTCTGGTACAGCTTCGAACTTTGTTTTAGTTCGTTTCCTTAAACAGTTTGCAGGCATATTTATAAACTGAACGTCAAGTAGTTTAATAGCAGCACTTCTCATAGCTCCTTGCACTATCTTCATAGAACCTGCTGAGAAAGTACTTGGTGCAACATACAAGACGTTCGTCATATAATTATATCCTTAGTTAATCTAACCTAGTTCTTCTAGTAAGAACTGTTTTTTCTTTTCTTAAGCTTGGATGTCTACTCTTTCCACAAATACAATGCCTACCTAGAAGAAATTCCTTACTACAACTATCACAAATACATACATTACATAGGTATTCATCTTTACGTAAAGTATCTGCACTATTGTGTTTAGTTATGGTTTGCATTTATATGGACAATTTGGTAATGGGTTTTCATTAACCACAGGTTCTAGTAACTCTGGATCAAATGTCATTCTAATACCAGCGCATTTTCTTTCACCACCAAACCAAGTCATTGTAAACTTCCAGCCGGGTGCAAATTCTTTCTCAATGCCAGTACTTAAAACCCACTGTAGTGTAAGTGAATCAGTAGGTAGCTGGCAATAGAAGTAATTAGGTGTACCTCTTACACCTGCATAAATATAGGTCTCATTAAAATCAATCGAACTTTCTTTTACTGTAAAAAATGTACCTATCATTGCAGAAGACGCAAATGCTACATTACCAGTTGTGATACTATTAGTAGACCTACTTGGGTTAATATAAGGTATAGTAATTTTATCTGCAATATCAGTTTTAATATTAAAACACTTTACATTGTTACCAACTTTATATGTGGTTAGTGAATAAGAGCTTATACCTTCGAAAAACTCTTTAACCCTATAAGCTTTATCACCTCCCCAATTGTAACTACATTTACCTAAAAAGAAGCTATTGCCGGGCGTAAATATCATACCTGTATCTTTTGTTATGTTTGTCACATTGAATTGAGCTGCATTTGATATGCTGTATGTGAATAGTAAAAGTATTGATAGTAAGAATTGTCTCATATATAGTTCCTTTGATTAAAGTATTCCATTGAACCCCAATGGTAGAGTATTAAAATGGTATAGATACTATTTCTATTTGATTTACCAGTTCAAGATATGAATACATTGCATCATCAATTGCTCTGTGTTTAACTAGTGAATCAGCTTCTTTATTTTGCAACTTACTGTAATCTGGATGAAATTGCATAAACATGTTAATATCACTTGTATCAAATCTATCACGGAACGTAAAAGGGTAGTGCAAGTCAGCATATTCATACATACGAATAAGTATATCAACATCAAAATCAGTATGATTGGCTACAATTAAACTATTATGTATATCGTAGCTTGCAAACATAAAATTATTTACCTGTCTCATAGTAGTTGCTATTGGCAATGTTTGTTTCATACATCGATATAGATAGTCTTTAAATAGTGCTTCACGTTCTGAGCTTGACCACCATTCAACTGTATTATCATTACCTTTATATTCTGCATATGCATTCATAAGGTTAAACTGCTCTGATAAGTTGAATATAAACTCTCGCTTACCAAAAATTCTGCCCTCTGTATTTCCTATTACAATACCTAATGCCATTACAGGGCAAGATTCTGTATTAACTCCTAGCGTTTCCCAATCAATTACAATTAAGGTTTTATCTTTCATATCATTCTCCATATTATTAAATGGTGGACTTGGAAGGAGTCGAACCTTCTGTGGAGATCAGGCCACTACCTTCAAGGAAGGCACGTATCGTCCGGAATTGCATCAAGCCCTTATACCCAAAAAGGGAACTACAATTTAACTCGTAGTTCCCATTTGTACCTCACTTTGCTTTCTGGTCTTATGCAATCATAGCTTCATATGCTTCCTGCAACATAATACCTTTAATATCCATATTTACATATGGCTTATCTGGATCATCCTTATTACGCGCATGAGCTATTTTTGCAACATACTTCATGCCTGTAGCTCTATCCATACCTTCTGATAGTTTACTAACACCAGTAATGCCTATTTTTTCTAAAAAGCCTTTAACCTGACCAATGTCTTTTACAATGTCTTTAATAAAAATACTTTCATTGTGTTTAGTACCAATCATTGTATTTTCATCAAATTCATCACTTTTAACTGCATAGCATTTTTCACATTCATTTTCAATTTGAACAACTGTATGCTCACCAAATGATTTAAACTCCATACTTAATACTTTCCATAATGCAACTGATGGAGGTGTTGTAGAAAATCCACCATATGATATTTCAACATCTGATATATCAACATCTGCAAGTTCAGCTAATGATATCTCTACTTCTACACCACCGTTTAATATTTTAACTTCATCTGACATTTTAATGTCTCCTATTTATTTAATTTAAGATTTAAACTATTACTACTTACGTTTGGTAATACATTACTTGCAACTGGTTTTGCGCCCCCTGTTTTAAGTTCTAAATCCCATAATGGATTATCTTTAGTTGGTAATTCAATCTTTGATTGTCTACATATATCTGCAAACTGCAATTTCTCCCAATCATACATACCGGGTTTAATAGTCCTAGACCCACCCTCCTTTTCTTCATTACCAGATACATCTATCTTATTAACACTATCTGATAGCTGTTTAAAAGTTAATATATCAGAAAATAATGCACCTATCATCATAGAGTGTGGATTGCTGGTTGAGATTAATAGGTCCCTTGTGTAGTCTATTTCTTTAGATTCTTTTTTTGAATTACTTTTTTTCATTTTTACGTAGGTAGTTACATGCCCTATTACAACTACATGGCATGGAATTGTTTGCAATTGCTTTAAAAAGAAAGTTGCTAATCTACCACCCCAACCATAAAAATCCCATTCACCCTTTTCAGCTTCCGACAGGTCTATATTATTTTCATTTGCAAACTCAAATTGCAATGACCAACAAAGCGCCGTCCATGAATCAATTACTAGGATATCCCTTGCTGTACGATTTAGCAAATCTATCTGGATGCAGTTTGAATCGGGGTTTAATGTCTGGGCTTTCTTTTCTACTTCGTTCCAAGTTATCGAGCCTTTCTTTAATAGGTGAGTTAGGAAACGGGCAAATACAGCTTTCTTTGTTTGCTCTTGTAATGAAACTACCTGTACACGTTGTTGTGCATCTGCACTTAAATTTTTTGCGATTTGCCACCCATCTTCCCCATCTAATAATAATACATTAAAGTTAGCTTCGGCTGCTGCACAAGCCCACCAAGTCTTTTTAGTTTTTTGTCTACCAAATGCAAGCACACGTAATAATTGATTACCTGCATTTATTTTGTCTGTTACTGATGCCATTAATTCATATCTCCTGATAATGGTGGGGTAAATTCATTTGCAGAACCATGCTTATGAACTGGTTTACATTCTAAAATAAATTCACGAAAACGTTCTGCAAGTAGAGTCTTTCTTAGCTTAATTAGAAAGTCTAAACAGTCTTGTGCTGCTACTTTTAATTCAACTGTAAGTTCCCAATTATTATTAATCTTATAGTGCCAAAATAAATCACTATAAGCATTTATTGGTGTATTAACGCACATAGCCCCACTTGTTTGTTCTACAATATAGCAACCATTACAGGCATTATCTTGAAACAAATACTTTTTACATGCTGGGCAATCAATTGTAGTGCGATAATGCAATTTACCTGCAACTACATCTTGCCAATGACCTGTGGATATAACTGCCATATCATTTATTTCATTATACCTTTCTTTTGTCATTTTAATTTTGGTCATAATCAACTCCAATTATTCTTGCCGATGGAAAGTATTCCTGTACATTAGGCAATATACTTTCTGCAAAATCCTTTGACATATTCATTGCTCTAGCTTTACTTTTAACTGTATGCCAATATATGTTTGCTGTAGGCTCTGCTATACTAATAGCTATATATTCATCTTCAACTTTGATTATGTAACTAAAGGGCATTATTCTGGCATCCTATATTTGTTAGGCAACTTCGGCAAATCGTGCATTAAACAATTTAAATCTACAGCCTTCCAAGCATTTACCATATGATGTACATCGACGGTATACCATCTAGCCACGCTTTTAAGTATCTGCATGTGATTGAATTCCGGGTCTTTATCTCCTTCGTAAACAATCGCATCCTTTTCTTCTTCATATGCTTTACGCGCAAGGAGATAATAATAAAATAAAGCATGTGTTTCTTTCTGAGAGTCCAATCCGCCATTAGGTGCAATGTACTGTGTAAAGACGGGGTATGGTGCGTTGAGGCCACACATAAAGTCATTGCAATTGGCTTTCCTACAATGACTGTTTTTGCAGCCGGTTCCATGTTTGAAGCCCATTTTAGTTTAATCCTCATTACTTTTAAGACTAGTTTGTATATCAAAAGCAAATGCAATGCACTGCTCTAAATCAAAGTGAGTTATCTTTTGATTTTCATATTTAGACATGGCATAATAAATTTTATCCCCTGCAACACATACATAAGATAAATTCCATCTATGGTCAAGTAAAAACTTTAATTCATCTATTGATTTCATTTTAATCCTCACCCTGCAAATCCATATGCACAATATGAACAAGCTTATCTAGGTCTATATGAGATATACTTATAGGATGCTTATCCATTATATAGTATTCATCATCATAGAATAATGTCCAACCCTTCTTTAATAATTCAATTAATTTTTCTTGTACATACATTAATTGTTTAGCTAACTTATCATTAGCTTCTAGCTCTTCTCTAGTTTCCATATTAATATTTCACCTCTTGCCATTGGTCTGTTTCTAATTTAATTTCAATCCAAGGTTTAACTCGTGGATTGCCGTTCGGTTTTCTACTTGCATTTTCCATCTTAACAAACTGGCTAATGCTTTTAGTATCCCTGCTATCACATAAATCAAAGAAGTTGCAAGGTCGTTTCCATGAAAAACATGCTTTTGAGCGCCTACGAAACCAGCCTGCATTATAACTACGTTTAATCGTATTCATATCTTCCATAAAACCTACAACCCAATCTTGTATATCTGTTTTGGTTTTAATAAATGGGAACAGTGTATTAGTTGCATCTAGTGGATGGATGAATTGCATCCAATAATAAACCTCAAACCCACGAGATATGTCTTGACCTAATAGAGTTTCTAATACTAACCCATAGGGGAGACATTGGTCTGCAAATGTAAATTCATAAACTTTTGAATCTAAGCTTGCAGTAGTTGTTTTAATATCACATACTGCATACTCACCAGTTACTTTGTTATGTAGTATTAAATCAATATAACCTATATACTTTAGAGTTATAGTCCTGCCATCGGCGTAAAAAGGGTAATTTTCTATTACTAATGCAAAAGGTACTTCATACGCTGGAATTGGTGCTCCAGTGGAGTCGTTTATCATGGCGATTTCCCAATCGTCCATATCTAAATCCCAAAACTTCATAGCTTCATCTAACATATGAACGCAAGATTGCCATGAACGTACATGCATCGCACCTTCATCATATTGGAATGGGAATTCCATTAAAAACTCAAACATAGCTTTGTCTTTATCACTAGTAAAACAGTATTCTTGTGTACCTGCATGTAGTGCGGAACCTGCACTTGCTGCCAATGAGTTTTCAAAACGGTCAGACATAAACATTTTACGAAATTCAAATTTGCGCGGGCAGGAATGCAATAGACCTAATGATGAGTCAGAAACTTCTAAGACTTCTATGTCACGATAGGAAGTCATTATAATCTAGCCTTTGGAGTTAAAGTTACAACAGATATTTTTTTATTATGAAATGCGTAATGAAGAAAATCATCTATCTCATCAATTAAATAAGTATCTTTTGTATTATCCTTTAAAATTATAAAGTCACTATAGGTTATAGGTTTAGGTATACTTAATTTTAGATTAACAGCTCTTGCTTTAATGCTTTTACATGTAGCAGTATTTACACAAACTATAATTGCTTTAATTGCATAAGATTCAATAATAAGCCTAGTTGTTTTACCACTAGCCCTACTTGCTATAAGCCATCTCATAAGTCTATCTCAATATCACCAAGTGATTCCATTATATCAGCCTCCAATACGGCATTTTTACTTAACTTCTTGCGGTTCTTAATTTTAACCTCTGCAACTCTTGCATAACTGCTTCTTGCACCACGAACAAAAAGTCCAATATCTTCAGCCCGAAGAAAAGGGCGTAATTCTTGGTGCTCTTGGCAGTACTCCATTACACGTTGCATTGCATCTGGTAGTTCAGTGTTATCAAAGGCAGCTTCTAAATACTGCATACGTTGATTGAATTGGTCAATTGTTTTTTGTGGCAGAGTGTCTGTACTGTCTACAAGGAGAGAGTATTTTGTATTAGTAACAGGAGGGATTGTTGATTCTGCCATGGGCATTCCATCCATTTGTGTATCTTGAGTATTTACTTTCTTTAATACTTCCAATGACATTTTAAGTGGTGATGCAATTGTAGACATATCTTTTTGCTCACTAGGTGTTGCAGATACTTTCAATTGGTCTGCAAGTGATTTTGTAGGCTCTTTAGGTTTGCCTATGTTTAATTTAATTGTCATTAAGAGCCGCCACCATTTGTATATTGAGTATCAAGAACTTCTTGCATTTCAGCTTTAAGGCTAGTGAGCATATCAGTAGCATTATATGTGTTTTTATCATATTCTACATCTATAGATAAATCAATTTGACACACTTCCTCACTAATCGCATCCACCTGCTCTATCCAACCTTTAATAATTTTATCATCTTTTAACATCATTCAATCCCTCATTTTTAAATACATCGTTAACATCCCTTTCTGCATCTGCAATTGGAGCTGTTTTTGTTAATGTAATTACGCTTGTATTAGTTTCAGGGTCATATGAGATATCTTTTAATATCATTTTAAAGTCATTTAAATTTAACCCACGCCTTCTTACTTCACCTCTCATACGAGATAGTTTAACACGCATAGAACTAACTAATCTTCTAGCTCTATCAATACCTTCTTTATTAGGAAATTGCATTTCTTTATTTGAATCCATTTTAATGAATGCAATTACTAGCTCTTTTATCCTACGAGTTAATACCTTTTCTTTTGCAAGTTTACGTTGAGCATCTGTAAGTGGCATGAGTAAAATTTCCTGTATTTTTATTTTAGTATAGTATATTTTTAGTAATTGTCAAGTTTTTATGGGTACTGCAAGATATTTAACTTTTTTATCTTGATAATTATATGAATATGAATGTTGGTGCTGTAATTTCTTATAATAAAGTATTTTAGCTTTTATACGATTAATTGTGCAATACATACTATACCAATAACCTAATGGTGGGTATATTGCTTGATAGTTATGCAATGTGACTCTATAATACTTTAATATATGTGCGTTTTGATTCATTAATTTAATTCCATTTCTATAGCGACTTGTAGACCAATTTTTTTAGTCATATGTGAATCATTCCAAGAATCATAGTTAGTATTAAGTTTTAATAATAAATAATTTAATAAAGATATAACATGAGCATTATGTTTCATTTCTTTAACCCCTCAATTAGTTTCATGCATTTAACCCTTATAGGCTGTGCATTTGTAGAGCCTTCATGTGATGCTGTATAAACATCGTATATATCAGGTAAATTATCTGCACCTAATAACATAGAAAACTCTGCAAATGAACACATACAAGTAAAGCAACGAGATTTGGTTTCTACTTTAGTTAATGAGTAGGATAAAATCTCGTTGCAATCAATGCAATTATTTGTATAGATTTTTGGCATTATTATATTAATTAATATTCAATACCTACAAAGTAATCTATATTTTGTTTAAATTTATCTAATATAGATATAGAGCTACCAGTTAAATACTCATGCTTTATGCCATCTATAGTATATATATTTATACACTTATGGCATATAAAATTTATCTTGTACGAATTATCAAAACTAACTTCTAATATTATTAAATCAATTGGAATATCTACAGGAAAGTCAAAATAATAATGTAAGCTGTTACTACATATAGATAAAGTTACTTCTTCTTCTTCTTGTAGTTCATTATAAATATAAAATGCAGAACCTTTATATCTTGGTTTTAATGGAAATTTAATCATAAAATGCCCCTTTAATATAAATACAAATTAAATACGTAAGTGTTATACAGTTACAAACAATAACTATTGGTATTAAATTCTCCATCTATACTTCAACCCAACAAATTCAACTGCACTTTTGCTAAAACTTGGCATTGCAACTAAGTTAAGTTCATGTGTTTTAGTTATCTTCCAAGTAACATTTGGCATTACCAAAAACTGTATTGCATTGAGATTCTTAGGATGGCTGTGGGAGCTATCGCGTATCTTATACTTTGACCCATCTTCGTCGTGTTCTTCGCCGTGCTGCTCTCTCTCGCTGCTGCTTTTTTGTTCATTTGGTAATCTCGATTGCATTGGCTTACTTTTGCTTTCAATATCATCATAACCTGTTACAAAGCCAAATGCAACCCCCCAATTCCAACCATACATTTCATGCTTTAAATTAGCTAATGCGTATAAGCTCTGTTTATTGTAGCTGTTTTCATAGAATCCACCCTCTAATTCTAAATGGCGATTTATATTTTTAAGATAACCAAGACCCCAATTTTTTGTATTGTAGTTATATGTAGTATCTGTATGTATTGAGGTTAAGTTAACTACAATTGCATCCTTTTGTGTAGCGGCTTGTGCTAGTTGTGGTGTTAGTAAAAGTGTTAATCCAGATGCAAATAATGCGCCTAATAATATTGATTTAAAATCCCATTTGTGTTCTTGTTTTTTATCATTTAAAGGTAATTGATTTAATAAGTCTATACTTAATCCACGTAGTTTAATTCTTAATTCTGTATCTCTACAGTTATCAGCATAAAAAGATATTCTTTCTTGAGTTTGTTGTAATGTTAATGGCATTTATTATTCTCCTAGTTTAAATTTGGGTTTAATTTGAGGTATATTAACTGCCTCTGGCAATCTAACTTCTTTGTCTTCGCCTTTATTGCTTTTAGTCATTGATATAAACATCTGTGCTTTTTCTTGTATTGTGACTCCTTTAATTCGTTGAGTTGCAACTGCATGCGATAAACCTCTATTGTTACATAGTATTAAAAGGTTTGATTTGGCACGTGTCATTGCAGTATATAACCATTCGCGTGATAATAGTCTTCTTGCAGCACTGTGGCATAATACAATTACAAAACGGTATTCAGAGCCTTGTGCTTTATGGCAAGTAAATACATATGATAGTGTTATATTTGCAAGGTCGCCTACTGTATGTAATACTTGTGGGGTAGATATGTCTTGGAATTGCACCGTAACTATATGGGATGCAGCACGTTCGCTTTCTTTTACTGTTTCATCAGGGTTTACAGGCGTATCTGGTATACTATCTATGTGTGAGTCAAAATCATTAAGGTCTAATGTTAGTAGTGCATTTGCTTTACTATCAGATAAATGATTACCTGCAAAATTGTTGTTTGGTGTTATCTCTGTTATAATACCTTGCATTCCATTTGTTAAACCTGTCTGTGTGTTGTTCTTTAAAAGCATAACTTTGTCGCCAACACCAAATACTTTTATTTCTACACCTGCTTTTATTGATACTCGTTTTGCATCTGGGTTAAATTGGTTTACTAGTATTTCGTTTAAATGTTCTTGCCCGAGAGTGTCTACGTTTTGAGGTACAATTATAGCGTCTTGCATTGGGTCAAATTTACCGGCCTCATGGAGGTATTTTACTATAGATAGTAATTCTTTTTTAGCCCCAGTTGAACCGTCGGCTATTTTTTTAACTGTAACTTTACGAGTTTCTGAATCTGTAATTGGTTTAAAACCGTTTATAACTCTATGGGCATTTTCTGCAATTGTGCCTGCGTTGCGGTGGAGTGTTTTTAATTCAAATGTAGGCCATTGTAGCATTGCAAATCCTAGTATAGAATGTCCTGCAACTGGGGGTAATTGATTAAGGTCACCTAGGATAAATACACGGCATTCTGGTAGTAATGCGTCTAAAAGGTAATGCCAAAGTGTTGTTGGTATAGTCCCACCTTCATCTATTGTAATACATTCATAAGGGAGTTTATTATATTCTGTAAATTCTGGCAAAAATTGCATTTTAGTTTGTATATCACTATTTTCATCAAAGTAATCTACTTGTTCAGGTTTAAAACCTAAGAGTGCATGGATAGTCATACACAGTGGGTGATATTTTGCGGGTAATGCACGTTTCATTTGTTGTACTGCTTTGCCCATAAATGAACAAAAGGCAATTGAGGGGATTTTTTCTTCCCCATTTACTGTATAGGATAAAGATTTCTCTGCTTGTGATACAAGTGCTTTTAAAGTAGTTGTTTTACCTGTACCAGCAGAGCCTATTAAACAGGCATACTTTTCTGGTAACATACCATCAAGTGCATATTGTTGGTCAGTATCTAAGACTATATCTGTAGACATAAGGGCAGAAGGCAGTGTTGTTGTGCTTATAGGCGGCTCTATTTGTTTCTTAACTGCAAGATTTAATTTAAATGCCTCTTTTTTGGGCGTAATAGTGGATTTAACTTGCTTAATTGCAATGGCTTTTGTAAGTCCAGTACCATGTAGTATGGAGGTGGATTTAGGATTAGCTGGAGGTTTTATGTTTAGTTTAAATGTCATATTATTTATCTTCTTTATTTGTAAATAAATTAATCCAATTTGTATTATATTTAATCCCTATTTTTTATCCTCTAGTGATTTATTTAATTTATATATGTTTTCACGTAGAATATACTGAGGTGGAATTGCAGGCAATTCATAAATATAATCCATTAATTGTTTTAACTCAAGTAAACCATAATGCCATGCTGAATAATATTCATTATAAGGTTTTGCATCTGCAACTACATTAGTTTTATTAGATAATTGATGTTCAATATATCTTGCAACTTCAATTCTAGATTTCATTATCAATACCTATATCTTTATTAAATCGTTTAAACTTATTTATTATGCTAATTAAATATTCCTGTTTAGCATTAGTTACCTTATAAATATACTCAACTGTTATCATTTGCATATGGTTTCTATTTTTAGTTAGTTTAATTTTCTTGCAAACTCTATCAAGATATTTAACTAATGTTTTTAGGTATAAAGGCTCTGGCATACATTTATCAGGCCATTCACTGTAAGATAAGAATTTATCCATATCTGCAATGTAGGTGTCTACCATACGATTGCATTTGTTTAATGTATACCAATCTGTTGTTTTTAAATTCATAAGTTTAACTCCAATTGAACCATATTACTATTAAAAGATAGTTTTTTATCCTTAATTGCAATTGATGTTTTAATTGCTTTCTTTGCAGCTTTGATAGAATCGCCCCAAGGGAGAGAATAGTTTGATGCACAAATCGGGCCATATCCATGCAAAATGCTTTCTGAGGCTGTTAATGGGTGATTGCAATACATACATTTGTGTTCTGCATCACCGTACTTTTTGGCATAAAGAGCCGGGTCATTTAAATATAAATTTAAGATATATTTTATACCCGCCTGTATATTTTTATCTTTAGCCGCTTTGCAATAACCTATTTCTATTTCACCTTTTTTAATTAATCCATAAACTAATTTACCATTTGAAGCAGGTTTATTATTAGTTATCCAAATATCATTATTTTTACGGTTTAAACTAAATGCAATGTCTTGTTTGAACTTGTTTTGTAAAACCAATTTAGGCCAAGCTTTAGGGTTGTTTGTTAGTATTTGCAATAGTTTAGTATACATTATATTATATCCTTTAAGTCTATTCTAAAAGCAAGTAAAAGAAAACTTATTAATTCAATAGCTTCATCTTTATCTATATCATCTTCAGATTCATACTTAGATTCTATATTCATATAAGGCATGTTTTTATCACTTTCATTTAATCGGAAACTCAACGAACCTATACTTAAATTATACATTATTTATCTCCTTTATTATCATAACTTGAAATCATCTTTTTAATTGCAATATTAGCTTGTAATTTAGCAACATTTGCACACTCTTTAAATAATATCTTGCGTTCTGGTATTAATAACATATTTATAGATGTTTTATACAAATGAGATGAATATTTTTGTATTATACTCATATCCATTACTTTATAATTAAATACCCGTCTATTAGGCACCCAAGGTAAGTTAAATTGATTTTTATAGTATGAATGGCTCATGATTTTATTGTGCCCCAAACTTCTCTAGATGTTGTATATGAATTACCATTCATTATTTTAAATCCACAATAAGATTGAACACTTCTTAATAATTGCATTTGTTTATGCCCTTCATCAATCATACTATTTAAATTTAATCTTGCATCTAAGGGATAAACCGAGTCACTACCTAGTGCTTCTTCCATAGAATCTGTAATTGTATTGTAATGGATAAATTGAATATAATAGCTCATGATTTTGAACTCCACCTATAATAAGTATCAATACCGAATGGCTTTTTTGCTTTAATTTGAACCCGAGCTAATTTTACTATATATAATAGATTATCTAGTATGTCTAATTTATGTATTAATTCTGATATAAGATTATTATTTGTATCGCCTTTTATAATATAACTATATAAATTTATTTCAATTATACTAATAGACCTATTATTATTATATAATATACATAATTTACAAATTGCAGTATTATTATAAGTGTCAAATTGTTTTAAAGTTATTTTAAGATTTTTACAATTCATGATTTTTTACTCCCTGCAAATTTAATCCCTACAAAACTATTTTTAATCTTAAAACTATTTAATGAAACTTTATCATTATCTATTTTTCTTTGATAATCTTTTAATGCAGTGTCTTTTAATTTAGTTCTTACAATAGATTTTTTAGTCTTCTTAACTAATTTTTGCAATTCTGTGTCTTGGTCTATTATTATATCAAAATCATTTAATGATAAACCAATTTCTTGTTCTAATTCAGTTAATGCAACTAATTGTTTTTGCTTATAAAACAATTCCTTTCTTTGTCTTTGCCTATCATTAACCAATGTATCGTCATAATAACCGAATGTAATTTGTTTTAAACACCCTTGCAAAGTTAGTTGAAATTTAACTAAAGAATCAAATGATTTACATATATCACCCATGTTAATATTATTTAACATCTCTTGTATTGCAACTGGACGATTGCTTGCAAGTACGCGGCGGGTTAGTTCTGCTAGGTTTAGTATTAATTCATTATCAATTTCATTATGAAGATACTTATTAACTTCTATTTTTAATCTAAAATCATTTAACACTTCCAAAGTACTATCTGGTTTTGGTTTTGTTAATATTGCACTTAGTGTATATATAAAGTATTCAACTGGTTGATGTAATGCTAGTTTATTTAAAGCTTTACTATCAGTTAAAACCCACTCTAATGCAATTGATTGTTGTAATTTGCAAATTACAAGTTTTGCTCTCTCTTCGCCATGTATTTTAATAAGATTAATAACTTCATTAAATGTTACCGGTAAAAGCTCTTTACCTGTTTTAATACAATATCGTTTTAAATCACTAGCTTCAAAGTTTGTATAACTAATTTCTTCTGGTTGCATTTTGGATTATCCTTTTGCATATTGTTATATAACTATATATTAATTATTATTTCTAAACTCTATTGTGATACATTTATATACAGATAATATTTCTACGTTTAATGTGGATATAGGAAGATAGAAATTAGTTTTAGTGTTGTTCTCTAAAACTAAAAATAGTATAGTTTCATTGCCTATATCTTTAATACACATTACAATATCATGTGTATCTACAGTTTTAGCTATTTGTCCATCTTTCATATCACACATTCTAATTATATTATTATCTACATTAACATTAGCATCTACAATTTTCATACTCATATTAAACTACTCCTTAGCTTTTAATTAATTAAAATTACTTCTATTATCTATTTAATATAGCCCATTTCCCCGCAAAAGTCAAGCCTCTACCATTCTTGCAAGTAATTAATTTCATTTATTTTCACTTTGCAGTAACTTACATAAAATTCAATCACCTTTGGTATTATATTAATAGTGATTGCAACTAGTGATATTAATTATTGTATTTAGTTTTAACAATAAAACTACCGGCTAAACGTGCGCTGCTGGCGTTGCAAGAGCTATTCATACGCATGTTACATGTTTTCAGTGTGTCATATGAAATGCAATCGAGATTTCCATTTTAGACTAAAAATCAACCGCCTTAGCTGCTCTCTAATCCATTATCTAACATTACCTAACCCATTTGTGTCACTTCAAATACTTCCCTTACACGCATTATAAGAATATTAACCACAATATACTGTTCTACATATCTGCAAGGGTTTATTAGCTTTATAATGCAATCTCAAGCACGTAGAATTTCTCAAAGATTTCAGATTTCAAGAATTTTCGCCCCTCAATATGCCCATTCAAATCCTAATTTGTCACTCCCCGCTCAATGCAATCCCATTATTATTATTCTGCTTGCAATATCTGTTGGTGTATTTTTTATGCCCCTTCTTCATTTTTTAAAATACTAATCATACCCCTACCCTCCTTACTACTTACTCTAAATATAGGTATTGCAAGCCTATTATATACTACCTTGCATCTCGTTGCGGAATGCACAATTAGGATTTGAGTGCCGGTATTGGAGGTCAGGAATTCTTGAAATCGGAAATCTTCTCGAAATTATAGATGTTTTCAATGCAAGTATCTAAATAAATAAACTTCAATTAAATACTAAATCCCTCTATCTTTTTACTCAAAATCATCTATAATACTTAATATGGTTTAAGAATAATCTTAAACTAAATTAAAATATCAAAACTAACTAAATAAGGTAGAATAAAATGGAACTAGCAACCGATAGTACTCAAACAAAACAAACTCAACCAGTATCCCCTGAAGCATTTAAAAACCTCCAAGCACTTAAAAAACAATACTTCACACCAACTCAATCAGACCAAGCAAGTGAAGCTATTAATGTAGCCGTGGCAGCTTGTGAAGCATCTAACGGTGTTGTAGTATTTAATTTTGATACATCAAAAGAAGTTACCGAAGGTTATGCTATTATAGTTGCACCAATTAATCAACGCAATTCAGAATCAAAAAATGAAGTAGTTGGTGTATCAATTGGTGCTGTACCTACATATGACTTATTTATGACATCACCAGAAGGTACAGCATGGATTAAAGAACAAACAACTAATGCAATTCTAGCCAAGCTTGCAAATGCTGTACGACCATCTACAAAAACTGGTGAAATCAGCGCAACTCGACCATATACAATAACTGATTTTATAACATCAAATCGCTCCGATGGTGTTCTAGTTGCATATCGTACACTTGCACCTAAATATATCAAAGCATTAAAAGCAAAAGGCATAACAAATCTAACGGACGCTACATTCCGTCAAACTTTGCAATCAACTGCATTTGCCGAAGCTACATTTGAAAAAATCAAGCAAACTACTTGGGTATCTATTATACATAAAATGATTGCCAGTGCTGAAAAAGAAGGTATGATTGCTGGTAGTTTAACTGAATGGATTGAAACTCGTGATAGTGCAGGTATGCCACAAGTAGTCGAAATTGATTTTGATGGTTTGGATGATTTAGAAATATAATCCTTTTACTAAGTAATAAATAAACTCCCCTCTTTTGCCGACATCCACATAGTCGGCATTTTTTTGCCTGCAATACTTGCATTTAATATAAAACCCTGCTAAGCTTTATATTAACAAATATAAACCAACAAACAACATGGAGTATATCCAAATGCCTACACCTAAATACAACAAACAAATACCAACATTAAACAAATCACTTATATTTAAACCTCAATTAACAGAGCATTTTATAATAGAGCTTGAAACTGATCCAATAGAAGGTATTAAAATACCTGCTTATTTTATATCTGAATATGAATCAACTGTTAATATTCACCTTGCAACTAAGTTTCAATCAATTAACACAGCCCTACAATTCAATCGTATAATTGAGGGTAGAATACAATCAATCTTTAATTAATCAAATCAAACTGGAGTTATAAAACAAATGGCATCTATTAAACTATCATTAACTAAAGATAAACAACCACAACAACCACAAACAGTAAAATCATGTATATTTTGCGAGCATTGTTTATATAATGAACCAGTTTGGTATGGTACGTTAACTGGCGGAGATTCAGGTTATTTTGCTTGCTATGAAAATGATTCACAAAATATGATTGAAGAATCTGATTTATCTAATCTTGCAGGTTGGACACTTAAAGCTAATACCTGTGAGCATTATCAATTAAGCGATGCAATCAAAAAGGAATTAAACATCTAATTAGGCTATTGCAAGTGATGAAATTTCATCACCGCGTTCCTAGCCTTGAACTTATTTACAGCTAACTTGCAATCAATCATCAACAACATGAGGTATTAACAATGGATTTAATCACATTAGAATCAATAACCTACAGTTTAGTAGTAATCGTAGCTATAGCATGGGCTTTATCATACCTAGAACATTAATACTATTATAATCACTAATTGCAATGATGGGGGGTATAAGCCCCCCTTTTTTAATTGGTCGCATTCGCTTATAAAAAGTCATCCTCTCATTAACAACTAAAATTTTTATAAAAAGATAGATTCCTAAATAAATATCATTGCAATTAGCTTTACTACTAACAGAGGTAATGCAATCGAGTGTTGAAAATTACAACAAAGTTTAGCTATTTTGCATTCATACATTGAAATTACACAGTTTTTAGGCTATTATATATAGTATGTTTATAAGTAAATGCGTTCAAAAAATAAGGAGGGTAAGAAAATGATGTTAAATAAGTTGGCCAAGCTTGCCTATGACGGCGCTAGCACTAAATCGATAGCTCAATGTTTTAATGTAGAAGAAAGCCAGATACTTGAGGTTATCGATACTAAAGAGTACAAGCAGCAACTAGCTGAAATATCAGAAGAAAATGCAGAGAAAGCCCAACTTTTTGATCAAGGTTGGGATGGAGTTGAAGAATTTGCAATTAGTAATGTATTAGCTAATTTAAAAAACAACCCTGATCCAGAATTTGCATTAAAGGCGGCAAGTCTTGCAAATAAAGCAATTAGAAGGAATGGTAAAATGAAACAAAACACTCCAATACAAGTTAATCAAAACTTGCAGGCAGTTATTAATATTCAACCTGCATTTGCTAAGACTCTTGAAGAAAACTACTTTGTTGAAGATGTTAGCAAGGTTAAGTTTGAAAAGAAGATTACAAATGCTTTAAATCCAACTGCAGTTAAGAATTTGCTAATGCCAGTAAGTAGAGCATATGCAGATGAGTTTTCTGTAGATGATGTTATACTTAATATAAACTAGGTTTAAGTATGGCAGATAAGGTAAAAATGAAATGGGTTACTATAAATGCAGATAATGTATTTAAGATATCCCAATCCGATGTGGTTCCCAGTGCAGAGGGGAGTATCTATTTTAGTGGAGATACCCCTGCAGGGGAGCTTACATTTGGTATTGCAGGACATGATAATAATTTTATTGCATTTCCAAATGGCAATTTTAATATAAGTAAAACATTAAAGCATGGATATGGGGTTGTTATACTTTGCAGATCAATTGGTATTGTAGCTGCAGGTAAAACTATTTACGTTGCATATGCAGGTATGAATTAATTTAATTATTCGGAGAGATAAAACATGGCAATTGGAGACGATTTTGCAATTAGTAGTGCAAAGATAATAAGTTATACTGGCACTACAGTTAATTACACAGTACTTGCATTTCACAGATGGCTGCAAGATTTGGCAGATGATGCACAAGCTGTTGGTGATGACCTTGTAGATATCACATCTGATACTCCAACTGATAGAAGTACAGATAACTTTATCACGCTTATTAATGGTTATACTATAACTGCAACTGCAATACAACATCTTTACGATGGTTCAATTGTGGAAGGCGGTGGAACTGATATTTGGGATGGTATTGTAAATTATGGTACGCAGGGCATGCATTTTGAGATAATGCAAAATGGTGCATTGGCAACCAATTTTTGGACAACTGGATTGAATGCTGATGTAGGGCAAGGCATTAGTCATAGATTTTTAATTAAAGTTCGTTCTGGAGGCGCAGATATTGATGGCCGTAGATTGATTGGTATGAACAGAGAGTATGGTAATACATACGGTGAGTTTAGTATTAACGGTACTGCAAGAGGAAATAACGTACTTGCATTAGTTGAGGTTAATGATTTAAATAATGCCACAATTGCAGCTACGGTTGCGACATGGACTACAATAACTAATACAGAAGGTTATAGATTAATTGATGTAAATAATGATGCCACGGATGAAGCTTATTATAGTGAATGGAATAGAGATACATTTACAATTAATCAATTTACAGAGCGTATGAAATGGTTGACACGGCGAGGAACGGCAAGTACTTTATACGGTCTTGCAGCTGATTTATTTAGAGGTGTCACACATGAAATCGACGTAGATACCCCTACAGGCACATTTAGTGCAGTTGAAGCTGTTAGTTGGACTGGCGGTACTGGGCAGATGTTTGCAATTAATAGCCCCACAGCAGCCACTAAAATGTGGATACAATTATTAACTGGAGTTGTTCCTACAGATGGGTTAGTTATAACTGGTGGAACATCCTCTGCAACGGTAGCTATGAATGTTACAATAACAGACCGTACTCTATCCTATCCATTCTTTGGTCAAACAACAGGCTCTGCAATACGTGGTGCATATGGATTTGGTCTTGAATCTGCAGATTTAGCTGCAACTGACCAAGTAACTGATCTTACAGATACTGTTATTAACCCCCCAAATAATGTTACATTTACAGTTAATGGCTTAGTTAGTACAGAAGACAGATTACTATTAGGCCCAGAAGCTGCTGGCACGTTCAATAAAACACAGTTCATTTTAAGTGTAACTCTAAGTGGTGCAACTGAAACAGCTGTAGTTAGTACAACTGCAATACCTTCTGATACTCCTGCAACTGGCACTATAAGAATAATACTAGATAGCGGCATTGAGCGTAGAATTGCATATACAAGTTTTACTGGCAGCACATTTACAATTGCAAGTACTGATTTTAGTACTGATAATGCCACTAGCACAAACAATATGTATTTAGGCTATATTGATAAGCTTGCAGCAGCCACAAGTGAGGCTGTAACTTGGGTTTATTCATCTGATAGAGCTTTATTTGTTAGAGCAAGAGATGGGGGCGGCACTCCAATTAAAACGTTTGAATCACCTGCAACAATGGGTACAAATGGCGGCAGCATTACAATCATTCGTACACCGGATGCCTAATGGCAGGCGTACCTGTAATAAGAAGTGGTCCAGTAGCTTCTATAGTTAGTAGTGCATTTGACACTGCAACAACACCTGCAGATGACTCTTTAACTTTAGCTGGCACTGTAAAGGACGGTTTTCCAAAAGCGGCGGCATTTTTAATTTTTTCATCAGGATTCCAGTCTAATGCAGATCAATTTACATCGGCGGGGTCTATTATTGCAGGTAATACTCTTAGTGTTGCAATGTCAGATGATACAGTTAAAGGACCGTTTCATTGTAGCGCAATTAGTCAGGTTGTAGGCCCTTTAGGTGCTTCTGCAGATGCTGTGTCACTATACTTTGAAGATGGCACAAATGGAGGTTATCGTGACTTTAGAAGTAATACCGATTATAGGGGAGATTATATACAAGCTATAGGTTGCCCATCAGACACTCCAGATAATGGGTCTGCTTTATCACTCACTGCAACTTTAACTCATGCAGGGCTATATTTTCTTGCAACTGTAGGTGGTGAATCAATGTTTGAGTCATACGCTACTGCAATCAGTTGGTGTGGTAGAGAGATTCAAGTTGATGGTGGAACTAGTACTCCAGGGAGTGAGATTGACTTTAATAGCATCTCATTGCGAGATAGATTAACAACTAGATCAACTGTTGCCCCTATCACAGGTCAATTTTATGGGCATGTAACTGCAGAATCAGGAATAATATCACTTAGAGCGCCATTGCAATTAGGTGATGATGGCAGTACCAATAATACATACTTCTTAGATACAAATACATTTTGCTTATGGGCAGATGGCCCAGTTAATACAAAGTTTTATAGAATTGATATTACAAAGAATGGGGCTAGCTCAACTTGCACTGTAATTTGGGGGGACTCAACAACACCTGCACCTGTTACAATTGATGTTGCAGGGTCTACTTTAAGATGGGCTTTATTTACAGCTGGAGCGGCAGCAGATGAGCCAACTGAATTTTCAGCTTATGGTTGTACATTAAAGCGCGGTAGAGCATGGGAATTAGGTAGCACAACCACACTTGATGGTGGTGTATTGCAGGACATTACTGATATCACAATGGATGTGGATGCAGAAATACTTAATATGCAAATGATAGATGTAAAGTTGATCTATGGCTTGCCTCCTGTTGCAGGACAATTGACAGGAAGTACATTTAGCAGTCCATCTACTTTTTGTATGACAGTTGCAACACAAACTGCAAATATGACTGTTGATTATGAATTTGACTCTACTTGTCGTGGAGCAGGACTTGCAATTGAATTTACACACGCATCTGGCAATATATTAATAACCGCAAGTGCAGGGTTTTATCAACCAGTTGCAGCTGATGTTACTGTTACTGGTGCAGGCACTGTTAGTTTTCCAGCAGGGACTCCAGTTACAACAGCAGTTAAAACTATAGATAGTCTTGGGGCTAATGTAGCAAGTGTAAGGGTTATTATAAGGGCTATTACGGGTGGTGGGTTACCTGTGAATGCAAGTGTTACTATAACTCGTGTTACAACAGTTGCCACAGTTGCTCATACAGCTCATGGTATGATAGTGGGTGATAAATTTGATTTAGATGGTATTACAGATAAAGTTGGAGATAATACTGTACAAACAATTGTTACTGTACCAAATGCAAACAGTTATACATATACTACAACAAATAGTGGTAGTACAAGTTATACAGGCACTATCACAAGTACATTTGTGGCATTGGATGGAGTAACAGACGCAAGTGGGGATTTAAGTGCAAGTAGAGTTTATGGAACTGCGCAGCCAATTAAAGGTGTTGCTAGAAAGAGTACTGCAACCCCATTTTTTAAAGAGTCTGGGATACCGGGTACAATAAGCACTACTGCAGGATATAATCAAACAGTAACAATGATAAGTGACGAATAATATTAATATAAAACAGGAGAATATTATATGTTGTTAAACTTAAAAGTAGGAGATACAAATGAAGCACAGCAAACCAAAACCATCGAAAATACCGAAGCCTACAAAGCGGGGAAGGTAGAAAAACGCCCCATGGACTATGTTGAAAAAGCGTTATTGCAAAACCAAAAAGCAATTGCCCAAACAATATCTGATATGGAAAATAGGTACACAAAATCACTTGGAGAGTTTATAAACTTTAATGCAACTCTTAATAATCGTGTTCATGCAATGGAAATGCAAATGCAGTCAATGCAAGTTAGATTAGCACAACTACAAGGTCATGGAGCTACTGCAAAATAATGGCATTAACTGTAGACTATGCAACAAAAATATTTACTATTTTAAAAGCAGATATGACTCTGTTGCAAAGTATACCGACAGTTATTTATGAGTTAGATTTAGTTGCATTACGTGCAGAAATGAAAGCCCTTACAGATAATGAGATTGGAATCAGTTATGATGATTCTCATGAATGGTTTCCGTCTCAAACTGTAGGTGGTGTTCAATTGGCTCCTGTATTTGTTATGATAAATGGATATACAGTTACATTTGAAGACGGGCAGCACGCGGTCAATTTTAGAGGTGCAAATACTAATTTGCAAGATGTTGTTAATGTAAATCAAGTTAGTATTAGGCCAAGCAATAGTGCAGGTTTGGTTCAAACAAGTGAGATTGAATTTATATTGTTTGATGGAGCTGTAACTATTGACCAAAATAATACTACTGGTAATGCTGTTGCAGGACAGGCAAATCCAATTGGCACTCATTTGAAGCCTGTTAATAATATTACAGATGCTATTTTTATAATGAATTTACGTGGGTTTAATAAACTACGTGTATTAGGTAATTTATCCATAGCTGCAACTGATGTATTAGATGATTTAACTATAATTGGAGATAATCCAAGTCAAACAACTATAACATTTACTGCGGGTTGTAGCACTAAAAAGGCTAGATTTTTACAGGCTGAATTGGTAGACACTCTTGCAGGTGCATTAGAAATAGAAGATTGTCATATTGAAGGTTTAAACGGTATTGGTGGGGATTTGAGTGAAACTAATATTTCTAACTGTATATTAGAAACTGCAGGTTTGCAATTAAGCACTGTTAATACACAACACGTTCATATTACTAATTGCAGAACTGGCCCGCCAGATAATGTATTTGTTCCCATTGACTTTAATGGAACTGGGGGTGATGTTACTATTGCCCAGTTTAATGGTCAGATTGAAGTGCAAAATATGACTAATGGCCAGAACATGAAAATCTATATAAATAGTGGTAGAGTTAGAATTGCAGCTAGTTGTACAAGTGGAACCATACATGTTCATGGAGACGCTGATGTAACTGATTTAAGTGGCGTTGGTGTTATAGTTGTAGATAGAACTATAAGTACCATGTTAAATGTACTTAAAAAGATACTAATTAATAAGAAAATAAGTGACCCATCAACAGGTTTAGTAACTATATTTGATGATGATGATATAACAGCTTTATTTAGTGGAACTGCATATGAGGATATTGCGGCCTTGCAAACATACCAAGGTCAAGGTGCAGACAGACAGGATAGGTTAACTTAGTATGATTGCAACTAGAGGTATAGGTAGAAATACAGCTACAGGTGAACACGGCAATATGGTGTTTTTTGGCTATGGGTTTCGTGCAGGCGTTATTATACCCCCTATATTTGGTGTTATAATAGGTAATATAGTACGTAGTATAGTTGGTAATATAGTGAGAGATTATTAAATATGCAACCGGTTAGAATGTCTATAGAGGATATGCGCAAATCATTAAAACATGATGCAAGGTTCTTTATTAACTTCTTTTTGGGTGATTTATTAACAGTTCCTGTACCTGACTTGCACCCAGAATTATTTAACCTAATGACAGAGGATAGTATTAAGCAATTGATATTGGCTGTTCCACGAGGTCATGCAAAGACAACAATCGCAAAATTAACAGCAGTTTATTACTTTCTATTTACAGACTATAAATATATACTATACATGAGTAATACAAGTAGTGTATCCGTTCCATGTGTAAATGATGTGGTTGGATTTTTAACTTGTGATAACTTTGTTAATGTATTTGGTGAAGTTAAATTTAGTACACAACAAGAAGGTAAGGGGAAGTATAAATTCACTTTGCCAAATGGTAAAAAATGCACCTTGCTAGCATTCTCTGCAGGTCAACAAGTTCGGGGCACGAACATAGATAATACAAGACCTCAATTAATAATAGTTGATGATTTGGAAGATAACGATAACATCGCTACAAAGGAACTTGCAGATAAATTAAAACGTTGGTTTTACGGTCCATTTAAAAAATGTACAGACCCATTAAAGAATAAATGGATTTGGATTGGAAATTTGATATCTGAAAATAGTATGTTGTATAGTAACATTAAATCAGATTTTTGGCATAGTAGATTATATGGGTGTATCAAAGAAGACGGGCAGCCTTTATGGGAAGGGTTATGGCCTATGGATGCATTAAAGCAAGATTATGCTGAGTACGAAGAGATTGGCATGGCAGATGTTTGGTTTGCAGAGATGATGAATATGCCTATGGCAGGTATTGATGGTATCATACAAGCTGAAGAAATCACATATGCACCACGTATGGAAATGAATGATAGTAAGATTGGGTTTATTACAATTGATCTTGCAAATAGTGAAGAAAGTTGGGCGCACGAAACAGTCATTGCAGTTCATATGTATGACGAGGATGGAGAGTTTTGGCAGATAGTCCAAACAGAAGGTTATAAAGGAATGGATCCAGTTAAGCTGTTTCCACTTATGATGCAAGCAGCACAAGATTGGGGCATATATGTAGTAGGAATTGAAAACGTTGCATATCAAGCTACTGTAGCTCCTGTTTGGGAGCATTTTTGTTTAATAGATAATATACAAGGAATGCAGTTTGTGGGTATACCTGCTAGGAGTCAAAAATTTGCAAGATTAGTTTTATGGTGCGGGCTTTTAAAAACTGCAGCTTATAGATTGACACAAGGGGATTTTGCAGTAACTCAGCAGCTATTAGGTTACAACCCTAAAAAGAAAGAGAATACAGATGATACTATTGATGCCTGTGCGCATGGTATTTGGATGATTCGCAATATGACTTATCAAATATTTAATCAAAGATTAGAAAGTAAATATGGCTTAGCTAAGATTCAAAGTAGCTATGAAACTAGTAGATATTAAAGGACATTGCAATGCCTAATATTAAGATAAAAACAAAAAGCCCTGATTTAGATAAATCACCAATTAGACTAAATAAAGATTTAACTATATCAAAGGAAAATCACAAAAAGTTATTAAGTCATTGTTTAGCTCGGATGGATGCAGCCAGAGATGCACAAAAGTCTGCATGTGATAGATATGAATCTATTGATAAAGAGCTTTATGGGTTTATTAGATTAACAGATGAAGATAAGCAAAGGCAGTTAGATAATGAAAAAGGTATAGGTCCTAAGCCTTATGACATTAACTTGCAGACTGTTAGAACTCAAATCCATGAAGCTATCACATACCAAATGGGAGTTTACTTCCCACCAGAAGGTCCATATAACGCAATTGCACCTAATGATAAATTAGATATTGCAAAAGGTTTATCTACGCTAATGAATCAACATGCAGAAGTTTATAAGCATTACACTGCTACTGCAAAAGGTTTGTTTGACTGCTTTAAATATAACTTAGGTTTGTGGAGTATAGATTGGGAAGAAACAAGGGGCATTGAAATAGGCTCATCTGAGGGCGGTTTATATAAAGAAACAAAGGATGCCCTTTTAAGCGCAGGTAATAGGTTAAAATACCAAGACCCTTACAATACATATTTAGACCCTAGTGTACATCCAACTTTAATTAATGAAGAGGGGGAGTTTTGGGGGCAAGTTGAGATTAAAACTGAGTTTTTTGCACGAAGATTGCAGGCAAGTGGTAAAATTTACAATCTGGATAGACGTTCAAAAGATAGATTAACTGTTAGTTATTATAAAGAAAAACCTGACATTTTGGGTGATGCAGTTAAGGGGAGTTTTGCTAAAACTGATTGGTTGAGTTTTCTATCTGCAACTGAAGGCAGCAATGTACTTTTAAAAGATTCAGTTGAATTTGTTACTATGAATATCTGGCTGCCAGTTGATGAATTTGGCATTGCAATGAAAGATTTAGATGGAGTTAAAACTACTGGCTATCAAATATGGACTGTTATAATTGCAAATGCAAGTATAATTGTAGCTGCTGATCCAGTTGTTAATGCCCATGCGCTTTTAAACTTAATAGGTGCAATGCCTTGGGAAGATAATTTTAACCGCGAAACTACAGGGTTTGCAGAAGTTCTATTTCCATTTCAAAGATTTGCTAGCTTCCAAATGAATGTACATCAACAAGCACAGCGTAAGAAATTAAATGGCCTTTTGTTTTATGATGAAAAGGTATTCCCAGGATTAAAGGATGCAGACTCATCTGGCAAAGTTCCATTTAATAGTCAAAACGAACAATTTGACATAAGAAAGGCACTGTTTCCAATTTTTGATGCTCCTGATACACAGAATACAATTCAAGATATGGCAAGCATGGAAGACCTAATGCAAAAAATGCTACCAACCCAGCAAGCAAATCAAGTGGCTTCATTAGAACGTGCAACACAATATCAAGCTGCTGCAACCGTTCAAAGTGGTAATAAACGTAACTTACTATTAGCTGTAGTAATGGACGAGCAAGCTTTCTCAGTAGGACGTAGAATGCAGTTATATAACGTAATGCAATTCCAGCAAGCAGTAGATGTATTTGATAAGGAAGGCAATCGAATTGAAATTGATCCCAAAACTCTTAGAGAGCAGAAGTTTGAGTTTCTAATTGGCAGTGGGCTTCGCGGCCTAGATAAATTGGTTATTCAAGAAACACTTTCAAATATTCTATTTGCAATTATACAATCACCACAAGCAAGTACACAAGTAGATGTGGTTGCATTAATGAACTTTATAACAACTACAATGGGTGATTATACAGACCTTAATCAATTCAAGTTTAAAAATGAATTTGACCGTTTAACTCCTGAACAGAAACAGCAAGCATTTGGACTTTTACAAGGCGCATTGCAAGCTCAAGGGGCGGAAGAGAATGCAACTGCTCAATAGAGGATTATATGAAAAAGTTAATTGATTTTGCAACAAGTTTAAAAGTTATTCTTGCATTAATAGCTTCATGTATAGCTGCAATGGCATGGGCTGTAGATTACTTGCATAAGCCGTTTGTAAAAAGAACTGATTTAATAAATATATTTATTAAAAGAGATATTAATATGCACCAAGTTAATATAACTAAGTTAGAAATCCGCAAAGGCCTTTCTACTACCAAGATTAAAGAAAATGAATTTAATATGCTCATTGGCATTGAGAAAGTTCAAATACTACGATTAAAAGGAGAAAAACATGGATCCAATTAGTATAGCAATAAGTCTTGCAGAATTTGTGCCAAGTTTAATAGGCTGGTTTACTGGTGATGATAAGGATGCAGAGAAGGCTGAGAAAGTTCTTGCAATAGCAAAAAGTGTAACTGGTATGGGTACTAATGAAGGTGCTCTTGCAAGTTTGCGTGGAAACTCTGAATTAGCAGTTCAGTTAAAAGAGGCGGTTATGTCTCATCAAATTGCAATGGCAAAAGAGGGTACTAAAAGGATTGAAGCTATTAATAAAACAATGCGCAGTGAAGGTAAGTCAGAGCATTGGATACAGTGGAGTTGGAGACCTTTTAACGGGTATCTATTTGGTATAACACTGTTTTTAAATTATGTTTTACCCTCACTTGCAAATATAGTATTGTATATATTTCATATAACAGATACCATTCCTAATGGTATGATGTTTGATGAAGTTGTACGTACAGTACCAATTGGTGTAATACCTGAATTTGTACTTGTAGCATGGGGTGCAGTATTAGGTGTAACATCATGGCAACGAGGTAAGGAAAAGTTGGCTGGCATTGCAGGTAAATTGCTGTGAATTTAGAGTACATATATACTAAATTGCCGTCTCAGCATAAAGAAGTAATAAAATCCTCTCTAGCAACAGAGGCAATACAGATATTATTCCATGATGCTATGATTGAGTGTGAAAACCAACTTAAGCATATAGATTTAGATTTATCACCAGATAAGTTTAAATTAAAATTTTTAGAATTAAAAAAGTCCGTATTGGCATATGAAGAAATAACCTCATTAATACACAAACTAAAACAAGGAGATTTAAAATGAGAATATTCAATTGTAAACATAGATATCAAGAAGAAACCACAGGTGAAGGTGATGCAGGCTCAGCTACAAATTCAGATACTAGCACTGGCAAGCAAGAACAGGTTGACGATTTCAGTGATGTGTGGCATAATGGTAGTAGTGATCAAGGTAATCAGGGTGTACAAGAACCTCAACGGGTTACAATTACAAACCAACCTGATGTAAAAGAATTAACACCACAGGAAAAGTTATCTGCTCATATTGAATCACTTAATCTTGCAGATGGTTTTGACATGAATGCAATGCAAAACCCTGAAACTGCGGTAAAGGAAATGCAACGTATGCAAGCTAATACATATGCAGCTGCAATGAAAGATACTAATACTTTGATACAACAAGCGGTTGGTCAAGTACGTGAAGAACTGCAACAGGATGCCCGTGAAGTTGTTAGTGGTAATCAGACAGTTAATGCAATGAATACGGCACTTCCTTATACAAAGAAGCCTGCATATAAACCTGTCTCAGACTCTTTATTAACACAGTTTCAGGCTAAAGGGCAAACGCCAGAAGAAGCTATTTTAAGTGTAGGTAAATATTTTACCAAGATGGCAGGTGATGTTAATGCAAATTTGCCAAAAGTACCTAACAACAGATTGAATGGAAATAATTTTAACGGCAATACTACTAACCAAAACCAAACTGATGATGCAGACAGTCAGGATTGGATGAACTTTCTGACTGCAAAATAACAAATCGAGGTAATTAATTATGGCTGTAAAAGGTGTATTTGCATCTGACTCTGGTATTGCCGGTGGCAAGAATGGGGATTTTGCTGATGGTATTTTAATGACACAACCAACAGGGTCGGCTCCCATGCTTGCATTGACTTCTGGAATGGAATCAATGAATGCTACGGATACGATTGTAACATGGTTTGAAGAAAATCATATGTCTGGTCGTATATCTATAACAAACAATGCTGCCGTAGGTACATCTTTTATAGTTGCAGATGCGTCTCAAATCGTCCCAGGGGCTACTGTTTTAATTGAAGCTACAGGCGAGTATGTGTTTGTTGATGCAGTTGCAGGTTTAACTTTGACTGTAACTCGTGGTTTAGGTGGAAGTACGATTACTACTATTAATGGATCTGTTACGCCTGTTCCAGCACAAAAAATTGGTACAGCGCAAGAAGAAGGTAGCGCAAAACCAGTTTCAATTGCTAATTTGGGATTCCCTGTTTTTAACTACATGCAAATCTTCCGTAATGCATGGGATGTAACTGGGACTGCTGATGCTGTGCAATATCGTGCTGGTGATATTAAAGCCAAAAATAAACGTGATGCAGGTATTATACACGCAGAAGATATGGAACGTTCTATGATTTTTGGCATCAGAAGTATTGGTGTACAAAATGGTAAGCCTTTCCGTACAATGCATGGCATCACAAATCAGTTAGTAACTAACGTGCAAGCACAGGGCGCAAATGTAACTTGGGATATATTTAATGACTTCTTGCAAACCATTTTTGAGAAGAACATTAAAGGTAAACCAAATGAACGTATTGCATTTTGTGGTAATACAGTGATTAAAGTCCTTAACAAACTTGCCCAACTTAATGGCACTATTGATATTAAGATTGGTGAAACTGAGTTTGGTTTGAAAGTCAATAAATGGCTAACTCCTTATGGCGATGTATCTTTAATGACACATCCATTGTTTAATGAATCTCCTTTATGGACTAAAGATTTGTTGATCTTGCATCCGGGTGCTATGCGAACTCGTTATCTACGTCGTACATTCAATGACGATAATGATAAAAACGGTTCACGTGCAGGTGTTGATGCAGACTTTGGTGTGCTAACTACTGAAATGTGTATGGAGTATCGCGCTCAACAAACTGGTGGTTACTTCACAGGTATAGATACAGCCGCGTAGTTTTTAATTAACCTCCTGCAATATGGAGGTTATAACTTTAATTTAATAAGAGGAATTTTATCATGCCTACATTTGCACCATTTGGCACTTACGTACAACCAACAGGCGTATTACTTCAAGCAGGCCAAGATGAAGTAATAGCAATGATTGACGCTTTTCTAGCTCTAATGCCAGTTATTATTGGAGGTGTTGATTCAGTTGAAAGCTCAGCAGCAGTTCCTGAGTTTATGGATATTGACAGACATTATATTGATAAGATAACAGCAGAAATGCTGGATATCAAAACAAAAATAGATGCAATGCCAATTGCTTAATTTTTAACCCATAAACTATAAAATAGGAGTAAGTTATGAGTGATGTTTGGAAACCAGTATCTTATACGATACGAAAAGGTAGGCCTGAAG